TCATCAGCAATAATCAAAATGAAACGTTCGGTGCTGCTTCGGTTATAAACGTAAACCCAAGCCTCTTCCCATTTGATTGGGTTGACAAGGGTAAGACCACCAGCGTTCTTAGTAAGAGTATCAATACGCTTTAGGGGTACAGAACCTAAACGCTTTTTAAGGCCCTCTACAAGATCGCAGTTACCGTTTTCAAGAACTTTTGCAAAGCCAGGTAGCACAAAGCTATCTGCTTGTTGGTTTACTCCTTTATTGAGAGGAGCAATGATTTGACTAAAAAGTTCTCGTGACATTAGCGATCAAGAATATCAGGACCAAAAGTAGTCAGCACTCGACCGCCATACAAATCATCAGGACCACTAATGAAGTTGTAGTTTTGTCCGAGGTCTTCAGTACGCTTTAGGGTTTGAAGAGCGTTCTTTTCATCATCGCTTGTATAAGCTTCGATTGATGCAGAAGTAACAGCTCTGTTTGCAAACATCCTTGCAGCACGAATCATAATGTAGCGGCGTGCTGTTTCCGGAATGCTGTCCCAATCAAGTTCTTCAATAACTTCAGCAACAATATTGCTAGTAGTTGCTGTGGCAATAATCCCGCTGTCCCTTAGGTCGTATGAATTTTTAATGCGATCAAAAAGCTTAATACCCCTAAGCACCAACCTTTGTGTTGGGTAAGAAACTGGGTTAAACCGTACTGCAAGCGTGTTTGATGGCAAGTTGGAATGACCAGTATTAGCGACCAAAGGAATGCTGTCATAAACGGCTGTGTTCCAACACCAACCTGCACCTTGTACCTCTCGACTAACTTCATCCAGCGTACGCTCTGCAAGGCTTACATCGCCTGTTAGAGGGGCGTTAAGACTATTCACTGGTGCTTCGCCAATAATGGCAAGCAACGTATTAACTGCACTGAGTTTTGTAGTCGCCATTATTGCAACAAAAAAGGGGAAGCATTTGCCTCCCCTCATTGTATTGGTAATTAACTAGAAGCTAGTTAATCAATAGGGGTTGCCGTCAGACAGCAGGCTCACGCAGCACTCAGGACGCAGCACACCGTGACCCACGGCATAGCTAGCAACCATCATGGTGCTTTGAGTCATAGCCTTGTACTCAGCACCGGTCATCTGCATCGAGACATCCTTGAGGGACACCGTACCCACAGCTTCCTTGGTGAAGCATAGGCCGAAGCAGTTAGCGATGGAGCTGGTGTTACCCTGCTCATCCTGGAAGTAATCAACAGTACCAGAGGCAGCCTGACCGTCAGAGCCATCACGGCCGTTGACGTAGTTAGGACGCTCACCACGGGTCACAGCGGACTGGTTGCTCAGACCCACGTAGGACTGACCGTTGGTGTAGCTGTTGATGCCCAGATGGTTGGAGGTAACCAGACGGAAACCAGCAACGTTCAGAACCTTGTTACCAGCAATGGTACCGTTACGACCGTCAGCACCGTTCCAATCAGTGTTGATGGCACGGTCAGAGCTGAGAACGTCGTAGTAAGCACCAGGGCTCAGAACGGTCACGCGACCATCCTTAGGAGCATCCTTTTCGTCCAGCACTTGGCAGGCCTTGAAGAGGTTCTCAACGATCAGGTTGCCACGAGCAGCACGGCTAGCAGCACCGTTCAGGTCGATACCACTGAAGGAAGTACCACCAGGCAGAGCGTTCAGAACGAACAGACGCTCACCAACAGTGAACTGAGCGTTAGTACCGGTACCGATAGAACCGATTGGGTTGATAACGAAGGTGGCTGCACCGTTGGTAGGAGCAGTGGTGATCACACCGTAAGCACCGGAGGTCTCACCGTACACAACTTCGCCAACTGCCCAGAAACCAAGTTCAGCGGTTTGGAAGTTAGCACTCAGGGTAATCGTGTTGGTGCTCACAGAAGCGTAAGTACCACCGTTCAGTTGGAATCGCTTGGAATCCCAATCCTTCACACGACCATCAGACTCAGAAGCAGCCAGAAGGGTACGAGCAAGGCGCTGGTCATAGGCACGAGCCAGAGCCCGCCCCAATTCGGTTGAGTAGATCGACCGAACATCCCAATGAAGTTTGGCTTCATCAAGATCGTAGATGGAAGCATCAGCAATCAGCAGGTCATCAATGGTGATGATCTTTTCGCCGATCATGCCCTTGTTACCTTGACCGGTAATAAAGTCACCGGGGCGGTGGTAGCGGCTAGAGAAGCGCCCAGTAATGGGGAAGCTTGCAGATTTGCCCGAAGAGATCGAGCGCTTCATCGTGAGATCTTTAAAAATCGTCTCGCGATTGAAGGTAGTCAGAACTTCTCCCGAAAAGATTTTCAGGAAATTAGCGTTTTCACGCTCATAGTTACCGGAGGCGGAACCAGCGTTGTATTGAACGCCGTTAAGACCACCCAACCGGCCGATAGATGCAAAATCAGGCATCGTTAGGTTGGAGATAGAAGTTTACGTGCGCTCGCATCTCAAAGTTGTTATCGCCTCAGCGGCAACAATGTCTACGTTCGCTAATGAAATACTAACCCCTAGGGCCCAATACTTCACTGCGAATCAACTTATCCTGCACATCTTGTGTGTAAGCAGGGTCTTGAAGATAACGAGAATCGTTCATAGCAGCCATTACTTCTTGGCTAGAGCGGAACACATCGCTACTGTTTCCAGAAAGCTTTCCACCCATTAGTTGTGGCTCATAACCTTCAGTATCCTGATAAGCAAAGTAAAGACTTTGCAAAGCGTTACGAGCACGGTAGTAATCACCGCTATTCACTTCACGGTTGTAAGCCTCAAGCTCTTCAGCGTTAAGGTTTCCCCGTGCCCATTCTTGAACAGCTTGGAAATTTTCTTGACCTCCAATGCTGTCCATGATCACTGTCTCCTCTTCTTCAGAAAGAGAAGCAGCCTCTACTTGATCTTCAGTAGTTTCTTCAGTTTCTTCTGGTTCCGTAGCTTCATAACCACGGTTGCCAAGTTTCTTCTCAAGTTCTTGATAAGCCTTCAAAAGCTCATCAGGTGTTTTAAACTTGCCAGCAATCAGTTCCTCTTGCTGTTCCTGCTTTTCAGATTCTTGAAGGATTTCAAGATCTTGCTCGCTATAGGGCCCAGTCTCCTGAGCCAGAAAACCATCAGCGATAATTTCCATGATCAACCAATACGGATGGTCAGATCAGGATAGATCCAAACAGGACGCTTGTTTTTAGCAGCCTGAGCATATTGTTCGTATGTTTCAGGCTTCTTCTCTTTGAGTTCTTCAATGAGAAGTTCCATCTTGGACTTAGGTTCTGCCTTCTTAGAAGGGAGCTGCTGCTCCTCCACCACCGGCTCCGGCGATTTCTTGGCTTGTCCGGATTGAGTCATTTTCAGCTTTGACGAGAGCGGCCTGTTTAGCAGGATCGTTATTAGGATCTTGCGTGGCCATTTGTTGCTGCATCATCATAGCTTGCTGTTGTTCTTCGGCCATGAGATCCTCGTCACTCTTAATGAGTTTGTAGGTATCCAACCCGTCAGAAGCTGCAAGACGAGTAATAAGCTCACGACTGTTAACGTACTTAGCCAAAGTCTCAGGCCCAAGAGTTCCAGCAATCGTCTGTAAGAACTCAATAAGTTTTGCTTTGTCATTACCTCGTCCAAGGGCATCCAAGCCAGTTGTGATTTGAGGTTTGACAACGTTTTTAGGCAGCTTAGGAAGACGCCCCTGACGTTCCATAAGGGCCATCTTGCGGTTTACCAGAGGAACTTGAAGTTCAACACTCAGGATGCTGTAAATGCCCCCCAATCCTGCTTCCAGCTCCTGTGCAACCATTCTGATTTCTTCGGCTGTCACTCGGTCCCGACCAGAAGCACCAGCTTGAATTGCGCTGTTAAGAAGGAAGGAAAAGCTCAGTCGTTGTTCAATACGAGCAATCGTGTTCAGAGCAACCGTAAGATCAGCTTGCTTCTGCATTTGCAGAGGAGCCACATCATTTGGATTGCCGCTAACAATTGATCCATTGGCAGCCCTAGCAAGAGCGTCAGGACGAGTCGTACCGTTTGGATTGCAGAGGAAGATGATCTTGGCTGCTGCTGCTGAACCCTCAACAATTGCTTTAGAAAGATACTCAAGGCTTTTCAGATCACCAAGCAGTTCTTCACAATATCCACGACCGTAGGCTTCATGAGCCACACGGAACATACGCAGCGGAATCCAGGGGCTTTTATCAATTGCTACAGAACCGGTCTTATTAACTTGTTTTCCGTAAGCCTCTTGATACCAGTTGCACTTATCTTTTTGGTAATCCCAAGTGATATGGGTGTACAAGAAAACACTACGGTCTACAAATTTACCGTCGCCGCTTTTAGGTGCAACACCTTTAGGAAGTACATCAGGACTTACCTCTTCCCTAACTACAACTTCAAGAATGTTTCCTTCTGGGTCTCTATTAAGCACAAACGATTTAAGTGGATAAACCCTGGTACCTGTGTCAGCTACATAGATAAGAGCGTTACCGCCAATGATGAGGTGTTTAAGGGCCTCAAACAAAGCAGTGCGATCTCCAGACTCTTCAATGTCACGCATCACTGAGCGTTCCATCAAAGCAAGCTGCTGGTCAAATTCAGACTGCAGTTCTTTGTAATTATCTAGTTCCCGCTTTAGCTTCATATCGTCTACTGAAAGACGGAAAAAGCTTTGATTAGGAGGAAGCAAAGCAATAAGAAGTTTGCTTGCCAGATTATTTACGCCACGAGCACCTAGACCTTGGTAGGTAGTAGCGATCTTGGTGTAAAGGTTTTTGCCTGTGCTTCTGTCGTTATCGGTAATCAAAGTGGGCAAGGTGTACTTGCTGCACTCAATAGCCCGATCAAGGTAAATAGTCTTTTCGGGCTCTAGTGCCGAATAACGAGCCTGAGCATTAGACATTCAAACCACCCGTAGAGTTTGGTGTACCCATACCGACGCCGCCGGAAATGGGAGATTGTATTTCCAAACTAGTACGTAGTCCAGCTGGTGTGCCAGTTCTTTGGCGAACACGAGAAGAAATAGGAGAACCAGCAGACTGTTGCTGTTGAATTGCTGCGTTAAGTTTTTGTTGTTGCAACATCGAAGCAGAAGCTAGGCGTTGCTGTGACATTTGCTGTTCAGCAGACTGTCGAGCCAACGTAGCTTGCTCTTGCATCGATTTTGTTTGAGCTTGATATTGATTCAACTGCTCACGAGCAAGCCCAAGTTGTTGTTGCTGGGCTTCACGTTGCTGTGCCGTTTGACCTTGCAGTAGTTTGCTTTGTTCCGCTGCTTGCGCTTGAAGAATTTTGCTTTGTTCTGCTGTTTGACTTTGCAACAGATTTCTTTGCTCTAAAGATGAAGCGCGTAAAGCATTTAATTGTTGCTCTGTTATCGCTTTATTTGAACTAAGTT